CGACTGGTAGATCATGCTGCCAGCGAGCGCGCTCCGCCGGGTCGGTCGGCTGCTCCATGTAGAGCATCCGGCCGAGCTCCGAGCGGGAGTAGACGCCCGCCTCGATCTCTGCCTCTTCGCGCGCCTGGGGAGAGAGCGCTCGGAGCTTGAACCTGGTCGCGCCGCTGGTGTCCCCGAGGAGACTCTCGTCGCGAGTGTTCAGGTACTCGACCTTTGCCTCGTCGGAGGCCTCTACCGCTGGATCAACAGTAGAGACCACCTCGACGGTGTGCTCTGCGGACGTCGCGAAGATGAAGCTCATTAGAGGCCGAGCCCGATCCGGAGGGGAGTCCCTCCCGCGTCGCCGGTGCCAGCGTCTCCGCCGAATCGGCTCGCCGCATAGGTGAGCGACTGTTGAACGATCTCGCCGTCGATCTTCCGGATCAACGGGTCGACAGTGAGGTAAGCGCCGGGGACGTTGATCGCCATGCCCTGACCATCGCCGACCGGGCCCGTCCCGATGAGAAGATCGCGGACGACCGCGTCGCGGAAGTCGTTGCTGATCGTCGTGTTCGCGCTGTCGAGCGTGAGGTTGATCTCGACAGTCTGATCACTGACCTCCATGTCGCTCATCCCGATCAGCGAGCTCGTCTGGCCGACCGGCGTGAGCGTGTTCGTGATGGTCGCGCTCAGCTCGGAGACGTCGAAGGAGACGCGAGCATGCTCGTCCCCATTGTCGCCGGCGATGTCCGTCCGCGATGTCGAGGCGGCGTCGGAGACGACGACATAACAGCTCCGGAAGTGAGGCGTCGCGCCGTCATTAGCGACCGGCTCGATCGGGCCCGTCGCGCTCCCGTGGTCGTCCTCGATGTGAGCCGCCTGGAAGGTGAAGTCTCCCATGAGGCGCCCGCCGTCGACGCTAATCGCGAGGCTCTCCATCTTGCAGCCGTAGGCGTAAGAGCGGACGCCGACGCCGTCGATGCGGAAGGCGACGGAGCTCCCGACCGCTCCGCTCGCGGTGCCCTTTGCGGTGTACCATGTCTGGAGAAGGCGGACAGTGTCGGAGCCGGTTAGCGCTCGGGAGAAGGCCGGCGAGTAGCCGATGTTCCCCGTCCCGCTCGCGTTCTCCGAGGTAACGTGAGCATACTCCGCGCGGCCGTTGATCTCGAGGCCGATGAGCCCGCCGAGCTTGTAGTTCGCGAGCGTCGTCGGTGTGTAGCGGTTGTCGCTCACCGCGGCGCTCACCGCGTCGCTCTCGGCGCCGGGGATGGTCGTCGAGAAGCCCGCGGAGAGGAGTCGACCGAGCGCGGTCGCGGCGTAGTTCGAGCCGGTCCCGAGCGTCGTAAAGTCACAACGGACAGTCACAGTTCCCGTCCGTCGTTGCTGCTTCACGCCGCCGATGTACGTCGTGTCGAGCTCCGGCGGGAGGCCGTGGGGTCCGTCTCTCGCCTCGGTCCGCTCGGAGACCGGCGCCTCGCCTGGGACGACGATGGGGTCCCGCTCACACGGGATAGAGATGAAGGAGAGCCCCGAGGGAGAGGGAGCCCCGGTCGAAGAGTCGATAGACCCGAAGGTGACCTCGGTGGCAATCGAGAGCGAGCGATGAGTGGCAGCCATTAGAACGCCTCCGCGTAGAGAAGATCGAAGGGGACGACGAGGAGGAGAGCCGCTGGGTTCCCGGCCTCATCGAGGATAGGAGCGGTCGAGGCCTCGCCGGTGATGAGCGAAGTGATGCCCGTTGTCGCCAGAGAGTATGCCGGATCGCGGAGCGAGTTCACGAGCTGTGAGCTGTCCTCTCCGACAATGCGCTCGAGAAGGCCGACATCGCGAGGGATGTCGTAACGGACGCGGAGCTCCGCGGTGAGTCGCTTCCGGCCAGTGATGCCGGATTGTCCGTCATCGTGGGGGTAGGTCGTGACCCGGAGCTCGAAGAGTCGGAGCGTGTTAGGGCGCCGATCGGTGAGCAGCTCTTGACCGGTCGCCGGGTCAACGCAGACGAAGCCCTGAGACGGGTCAGTCTTTGGCGTGAGCGCCTGGAGGCGATCAACCAGAAAGGAGAAGGCGGCCGCGATGCCCTGACTCATGAAAGCCTCTTTCTTATCCGCGCGGCGACCGCGTCAGTGACCTTCCTCCGGTCGGAGGCGGAGAGCCCGATAAACGGGCGGCGAGCGTTGACATAGTAGCCGTAGCTCCGGACAGCTCCGCTAAGGCCGATCGTGAAACTGGTCTTAGTCGCCGAGGTAGTCACGAGGTTGTTCATGAGCGCGCCGCTCAACGTCAGGTCAATCTCGGCAGTCTGGTTAGCTCCGCCCTTAGTCCGCCGCCGGCGACTCTTCTGCTTGTACTCCCGATACCCACCCTGGAAGAACATCGACTTCCCGCTCTTCGTCTTTCTGCCTCCCTTAGGCTTGAGGCGGGCCCCCTTCAGGCTGACATAGATCGGCGTCTCCGAGTAAGGGGCGTAGGAGCTGAAGGCCCGGTCTTGAATGTCGAGCCCCGCATAGGTCCGGAGACGGACGAGCGCGATAGTGTCGGCAGCGGTCGCCATGCTATCGCGCGTCGTCCATATGACCGGGAGGATGATCCCGATTTGGACCTTCATCCCCATTAGTGCTGCATCCCCCGCCAGCGCGGAAACTCGATCGCGAGGTCCTTCTCGCGCTGCGTCGGCTGGACCGATGGGAGAGAGAAGGTGCCCCGAGCGTCAGTGACCTTCCCTCCAGCGCGCCGGAGGTTGATCTCGTCGCTGTCGATGATGCCGTCGTCGTCGGTGTCGAGGGTGAGCTGACGCATCGCCCGGTCGAAGAGCGCGAGCGCGCGCTCCCTCATCCGCTCGGCGACGTCGAGCTGAGCGACCATCTCATAGACCCGAGCGGCGGCGAGGTAGCGGTGAGCCTCGAGGAACACCTCCGGGTTGAAGATGTCGTCCTCGGTCTGGTCAGCGAGGAGGTCGTCGCGGACGTATAGCCGGAGCTCCTCGAGCGCCGCCTCGACCTGAGGCGAGAGGTCCTGCTGACGCCGCGGGACCATGTCGGCGAGTTGGGGCATCGCCGACACGAGGGAGGAGTGAGTCAGGCCGGAGTCGAAAGGGCGGCGGACGACCTCGACTGTCCCCTTCTGCACCTTGAGCCGATTGATCGGCGCCTCCGCTGTCGTGTAGGCGACAGTCGTGTTGATGATGCCGCGCGTCGCCGTGTCCGCCGCGGGGATCGTGTACTCATAGCCCGCCCACGCGAGAGTCGCCGGAGCGGAGAGCGCGAGGTCTCGCGGGAGGACATCGCCGAGGATAGCGGTCGTCCCATCGACGCGGACAATCGTGACGCCGAGGTAGCCGTCCTCCGCGGTGATGAGCCAAGCTCGACCTGGACCGACACCGACGAGGGAGGCCGCGGTCGCCGGAGCGCTCAGCGTCAGCGTCCGGCGATCAGCTCCGAGCGCCGTGACGGAGACGTCCGCGTGCGCGGGAGTCATCGCCGAAGGGCCGCTGGTTGTCCCGTCGGGGAGGGTGTAGGCGAGGGTAGGTATCGCGTTCAGCGGGAACGGCGCCTCCCACCGGAAGAGGAAGTCTTTGCTCTGAGCTGCCTTCATCGCGCCTGCCTCGCTTTCTCGTTGGCTCGCCTCACCTCGGCGTCAGTCCCGCGCTCGAGGTTGGCCGATTCTATCAGCTCCTCCGAGACCGGCGACCATGAGTGTCGGCAGTTATAGCCGCCCGCGCGCGTGAGCACCGGCTCGAGCTGATAGTTCCGCATCTCGCCGACCTGCGACGAGGTGAACACCTTCCCCACGAGCTCCCGGCAGAAGGGCCGAGTGATGCCGTCGAGGGGTCCGGTGTAGAGGTAGTGGTCGAGGCCCGCGGCCTCCGCGGCGACCGCGGTGAGCTCGCGACCGAACGAAGCGATTCTCGTCCGGGCCTCGGTGATCTGTCGCCCCTCGGCGGAGCGAAGAGCAGCGTCGAGCGAGCTGATGACAGCGGACGGCTCGGCGCTGAATTGAGCAGAAGAGAGCGCGTCTCTCACTGCTCTCTGAGTGTCGGGGATGATGACATCATCAAAGACCCCCTCGACAGTCTCCTGGGCGAGCGCTTGACCGACGCCACCGACGGCGGCGATGTCGAAGCCGTCGACGGAGGAGAGGAGGAGCCCCTCGACGTTGGCCAGCGTCTCGCGCTCTGCGTCGGTGACCTCAAAGATCGACTCGGCGAGCCCCTGATCTAGGAGCCACGCCGACATCTCGTCCCGACGCATCCGGCGGAGCTCCTCGAGCCCGCCACGCTCGGCCGCCGCTTTGACCGCGGCGACCACTTCCCGCTTACTCCGCCGAAGAGCT